GTTTATCATCTTGTTTTTTTTCGCGCTTTTTCAAAGCGATTTTTATCCCTTGATATATAAGAACAGATGCGTACCACTCTTATCAAAATAGGGGGGATGCCTTACTCGTAACACCCCCCATATTTCTTACTCAGCTTTGCTCGTACCTTCTGTTGGCTTAGCTTCGCTAACTTTATCCACTTTTAACTGTACTACTTTAGGCTCATCAACTTTTGATATTTTGCCCTTTGCATCTCGTTTGGCTTGGATACTTCCTTCTACTTTAGACATTGCTTCACTAGCAATTTCCCATCTATCTGTCCTAATGTTATATGCACTTTTTACACCTTCTTTACGTTCCGTAAATATTTCAGGCGCCCCATCACTTATTGGCTCTTTGTTACTCACAATTCTCTCAATCTTGTGTTCTATTGGCTCTCCTTCTACAGTTTCTACACTTGTTAGGCTACTTTTACTCGGTTTTCTATATATATATCCCATTATTTCATTTTTTATAGGTTAGGTATTACTTTCGCACTCATTTTTCTTCTAGCTAGTATTTTATTACTAATTTGTACCCAGAAATTTTGACTATCTAACGCTTCATCTGCAAAGATGTTATTATACTTACTTGGGTCTACATATGTCGTCAAATCTTCGATTCCTCCAGTTCCATGTTCATATCTTCTGTTTAGTGTCATAAACATACTATTTCCTTCTTCTGCAAAACTTCCTCTTGTCTGATTCACATTTGTCATATAGTTTATCCATGCTGGTTGTTTACCTGCTGTGCTATATGTTATATCTCCTGCCTCATTTGCCGTTGTATCAAACCATGCCATTTGGTCTGTTATTAAATCTTGATATCCTATCGCGTCCAACGCTGGTTTATGCAAATCATTCATTGTTTTTAGATTTGTATCCCACTTATTACCTTGACTATAATCTATTCTTGGCGTTAAGCTTACTAATCCAATTATATAACTTGGTTCATCTACTTTAATTTTAACTTTTCCACCTTTGTTCTTACCTGTCAATCTTCCACGTCCAGCTAATGTTCCTAACGGTTGGTCTTCTCCATTTACTTGCGTATCACTCATACTTACCACTTCTTCAAACGCTAGTTCTTTTATTAAACTTCCATGATATATCGGATTTTCACAACTTTTTGCTCTTTCATGCGTATATACTGCATCTAACCAGTCATCATAACTTCCACCACTAATCGCTATTCTGTTTAACATGTTATACACTTTATTTGCTAAGTTTAAACTATCTATTGTAAACTCATCACCACTTGTACTTACTGCTGTTACTTCATTAATTCCATTACTTCCATCAATCCATTCTGTGCTTATCCAGTTATTGAATAAATCACTTTGGTAAGTTTTTATTCCTAATCCTTCTTGACTTGCAGTTTTATAGTATTTATATACCCCCGGACTCACTGTTTCTTCTTTTAAGCCTAATCCATATGGACTCGCTGATGCTCCTGTTATAGTAAATGCTGTTGTATCTCTTACTGCTTCTAGTATATCCATTCTCATATCATCAATATTATCTAACGGAAATTCTGTCAATTGTGGTTGTCCTTCTCCTTGTGGTAATGTATTTATCACTTGTGTCGGGTCTCCTTGCGCATCATCTTGTCCTTCAACTCCCCAACTATCGTCATTTCTTACACCTACGAATCCTGTATAATCTATAAAGAATACTTTGGGATTGCTACTCACTGTTACTGTTACATTTTGAAATTGACTTTCTAATGTTACTACACTTCCACCTCTTTTAATTATTATACTACTTCCATCTGGTTCACCATATACTGTTCCTGTATTATTCCATTCACATGTTAATCTCATTGTTACACTTGGTAATTCTCCACTTTGTTCCTCTGTATTTACATCGTCTCCAGCATATTCATATATATCTTTTGTAAATCCACTATCTACTCCATCTACCGTTATAACACATGTGTTTATTTCGAAATTATTACTTAAATCTGACGCATGTATTACATACCCTCTTTCTTCTTGTTTATTAGCATAGTAATTTTTATATATATCCCAATACCCTAAATATGGTATTGCATTAAAAAATCTTGTGCTATAATTACTTCCACTTGGTGTTCTACCTACTCCTCTCATATTTAAATATGAGTATATACTACTTGAGTTTATTTGTTGGTTATCTCCTTTTGTTGCATCGTATTGAGCATACATTCTTAATTGAGGCAATAATATTTGACTCATATCCATCCCTATATTTAGCATATTCATGTGTAATTTTCCATTGTATAATCTTATTGGACATTGAAACACATCTAATTGCACTTTATAACTTCCGAATAACGGTCCCACTGTTGGTAATGTTTTTACATCACAGTCTAAGTCTATATCGAAACTATCTCCCGGCAATGCCACTTCGCTCATAAATGGCACTAATGTACCTGATGCCATTGAGCTTCTCCATATATATCCTAAGTCATGACTACTTCTTTCGTAATTTCTTAGACTTACTTCTTGTTTATTTCCGGAGCCTAATCTATCTCCGCCTATTTCTGTTTTCATACTTGTTCTTTAATTTTGTTGTTAATTTTTGTTCTTACTTCTTCTAGTAGCATCACTACTTGTACGATTCTGTTCCACGTAATTTTCTCTAATTCTTCAATTACTTCTTCTTTAGTTTTTGCTTTTTCGGTTAATCTATAATCCCCCATAACTCCAAAGCTTTCTCCATCTATTGTTATTACATGAAAAGGACTATCTTTTATTTCTATCCTTTCAATTGTTTGTTTATTACCATCGCCAGAGTCTTTGTTGTTTACTTTCTTCGCATTCGGTTGTAATTGTTTTAATTTTGATTTTTCCATCTTTACTGTATTTAGTTGTTGATTTTATTTTTACGTATTCTCCGTTCTCTAATCTTCTTTTTAGGATGATTTCTCCTGTTGCCGTATCTATATACATAGATTCAGTTTTCCAGAGAGGCTCTTCATAATTATACCTCCTTTCTTCTCGTCTTGATTTGATTAAATGATTGTATTGTTCTCTGTTGTATCCCATTTTTACATAATTTTAATAGGTTACAAATTTCTGTTACAAGTTGTAACATTTTTAATTTGTCCTATAATTTATACTATGTTTAACAGGTTACGTAACCTGTAAACTTTTTTGGTTTTTGAACCACATTTCTATTGCTAATATAATACTTTTTTTTAACTACGCAACTTTTTCCTGCCCTACCCCATATAGCTTCTTCAATCTTTCTATCTTTTTCAAGTTTCTACGCTCATTTTCATATCTTTTAAGCTCCCAATTCTTTGCATCATCTCCATAACCTAATCTTTTATTTTTTTGTCTCATCATTTCTAAAAGCTTATAATACTCTTCTTCTCCTTGACTTATATCCACTTTCACACCGCATACATATCGCTCCTCCTTATCTAACTTTTCTAACCAGAGACGCTCTCTTTCGTCTTCGTTATAGATTTTGTTTCTATAATACACTGGTAGAGCTAACTCTACTCCCTCGCGAGTTTTATACGTTTCTATCGTTTTCTCTTTCTTATACTTATTACGCTGACTATCTCTTCTATTTACATACTCTTTACCAATTCCTTGACTTGTAAATATTTTACTATTATACGTCTTATGACTTGCATCTACTTTATTCACATATTTCACGATATAATTTATCGTTTTCGCATTCACATATTCTCCAATCCAAATCTTTCCATATTTCCATATTTCCCCTATATCCTTCACTTTGTCTGTCCATACAATACCATGCATATGCACTCTTTCTGTATTCGCGTGACCCAATTCTGTCACTAACCAATGCCTCAATGTCTTTCCATATTTTTTTCTCCATCTTTCTGTATATCTTCTTACTGCTAATCTGCATATTTCATTATCTCTTGCATAGCCACTTAACCCCTTTATCTCATTATCTAGTTTTTGTAACTCGTGTTCCGAAAACGTGTAAGTGACAAACTTCGCGTTTTTGTTAACTCGAATATCTTCTTGCAGTCTTACTTGCCAGTTTCTTGCTTTTTGTTTTTTACACTCTATACATTTCCCACATCCCACAGGTACCATTAATACTCTCTTGTCTTGAATAGGGGGGATGTTCCCCCCATTCTTCTTTGTTTCAGTATATTTCCTGTTTCGTATCAATCTTGGATATAAACACATTATCCTCCATTTGGTAACCCACTTGGTCTTGGGAAATTATTATTGTTCGTTGTATTTACATTATCTCCTTCTACATTGAATCCTCTTTTACTATATATTGCTTGCATTATATCTTTAAATAATCCAGCTCCATATTTTGCCGTTATTGCTCCTTGTAGTAATAGTCTATCTTTTTCATTATTTACTGGGTCTAATCCCCATAATTCTAATATATTTCCTATTATATCTCCTTTTTGAGTTCCTTTTTTCGCTCTATCATTTTCTGCATTTTTCAACTCTAGTAATACTCCGTTTAATTCTGTTTCAGATTTTATTTTACTTGTTCTTGCTACCGATTCTAATACACTTTGATTTACTCCTTTTATGTTTGCATTTGCTAAATCTGTATCTACTCCACTTAATTTATCCGCTTCAGCTTTTTTCTTTTCTGCACCTGCATTTAAATCTTTGATTTGTGCTCCTACTAACATGTTTTGTAAATCCATTACTTTTCCTTGTTGACTACTTCCCATGCTTGCACTTCCACCTCCTTGGCTTCCAGTTGTTCCTCCAGCTCCAGCTCCTTTGTACATTAACGCTGGGTTTAACCCTGCATTTTTCATATGTTCTACTTGTGCTCCATAATTTGTTTTATTCCACATGTCCATCTGCAAGTCATGTCCTTGCTGATTTAATCCTCTTTGATATTGGTTTTGTAAACCCATCAATTTTTGATTATTTCTGTAATTTCTTCTTTCTTGTTGGTGTCCACCAATCATACCCAGTAATTGGGTTGTTGCTGCTCCACCTGTTGTATCACTTAACCAACTCATATTTCTTCTGTTTTATTTATTATTAATATTATTATTATTCCTAGTACTACGTTTATCATCTTGTTTTTTTTCGCGCTTTTTCAAAGCGATTTTTATCCCTTGATATATAAGAACAGATGCGTACCACTCTTATCAAAATAGGGGGGATGCCTTACTCGTAACACCCCCCATAT